AGTGACTCTTGACCGCTAGGAAAGTTTTATAGCTCTCAAATGGTGTCATAGTGGCAGATGTGCCCTCTTAGGGAGGAAGTTTAGTTCCTCACACTCGAATTGAAGTTTCGACTTGATCCGTACATTGTTACGGATAATCATGGCTGCTGCCTCGATCTCTACATTATTCGTCTCACAATAGTGGACGACGGCATCTAAATAGTCTAGGTTGTTCTTGGTTACAAGAGTTTCGATGTCCTTGATGAACTTTTCAGTAGTCAAGGCTTTCTCAAAGATAACGTCGTCCACTATAATTCATCCTCTATAAAAAATGTGTGCCCCGATTTGAGTCACACGTGTCATACCCCAGTTTGGGTTTACATAGTTAGCATGATAGAACTTTGCACCTCTTGTCACATCGCGGGTATTTCCCAGATAGACATTCTCGGCAGCGCGCCTCGCGTCTGCGAACATGGTCATATTACGAACGTGCTTCTTGCCCTCACAGACCCAAGAGAACTGGCATACACCATGCCTCTTTTGGTGGACAACAGCACAAGCGGATTTAGGAAATCTTTCATCCTTGACCCGGTTCATAACCACATGTGTTACGGCTACTTTGCCTTTTTGAGATTGATTGCCTGCTTCGAAATATGCATTTTCTGCAAGGCATTGAATCTGTCGTTTATCGTTATTGTTAAGATAGACAGGTTTATTAACGATTACTGTCTTTTCGACTATGTGTACTTCCGGTACTTTAACGATCTTGATGATTGGATCTGCCGGAGGCATTGCTACTGCAACGGCCGCAGATGCTATAGCACCGATAATGAATCCCTGCATCAATTTAAAGTATGGGAAACTTGTACTTCTAATAGTAGTTGTCATTTTTACCTCTTGGGCAAATGACCTTGGCTAATGAAGACGAAATTGCAAGAGCATCACAGCTCTCTATCGTCTACATTGCAATGAGAAGATACAAAGAGAATAACGAAAGTATCTTCCATCCATTTCCCTCTTACTGGAAATGCAAAATCATTAGTGTTTTCGTCGGTGATCCCCGAGTGGGATCGCTTTCTAGCCATCTAAGACTTGAAGTTTTGTAAGAGTCAATGGAGGATATCCTCCGCCATATTTTATTTATACACCAACCGGCATATAATGTACACCACTTATAGCACCCACGGTGCAACTGGTAGCAAATTGGTGGGTTTCTGTTGCTAGGTACCCACCGACCCCCGATTTCTTATGCGGCTAGCGCGTAAGCTCCATATGCGTTGTTATCGTTTGCATCTACGTTTTTCGGCACTTTGCCAGTCAATCAGCCTCGAATTTCCTATTGCGTCCCAGTCGATCCTAGTTCACCCCCAACATAGACACACCAAGGGACTTGAACCCTATATTCCGGCATACGATCCGGTTAGTACCATACTACGAGTGCGACTCGCTGATGTGTCTATGGTGGAGGTGGCGGGTACTGCCCCCGCGTCCTCGGAACCTTTCAGTCTTTGTCAACAACTGATATACTATATATACTATGGTTTATCTTAATTGTACACAGTTAATTGCACCAAGATTGTTTTGCATCACCAAAGTACTCGCGGGCAAATCCATTCTTGATCAGCAGACCACGGAGACTTGATCCATCTAGAAGAATGTCACCGAGAACACGACCACCAAACTTATCCCAGTCGTAGAGAATAACCTGATGCTTCGTAGAAGCCTTGATCGCGTCCTTTGTGAAGGTAGAAGCCTGTTCGCCTCGTTGCTTCTCACTGTCACACTTGCCACGAAATCCTTTTTCAGGAGTGTCGACACCAAAGATTCGTACACCAAGTTCTGGCTTCAATGGCAGTGGTAGGTATGGCGCGGCAATGATGACGGTATCACCATCGACTGCACGAACGATAGTTGCATCATATGTTACACCAACCGGTGTCTTCTGGGCGACAGCAGGAGCGGTCAACGCCACCATCAGTGTAAGAGCAATAAACTTCTTCATGTGTGTTCCTCAGTTGCAGGTAGTTTGCCAGTAGATGTACCGTTCACCACCACGCCACTCGACGATCTGCTCACGGACGCAGTAACGTTCATCATAGCGTGAATTTGGTGGATAGTACCGATTGTCGTCGTTGCGATCCTGGTTCCGCCTGGTGCGACTGTCTGAGGACAGAGCACCAACCACTACACCACCGATTAGAGCACCACAGAGCCACCCACAACCGCCGCCACGTCGATCATTGTTAGGTCTATTGTCCTGATGATCGGCGTACGCCGGAGTTGCCAGTAGAGTTGCTGTAATCAATCCGATAAGAAAGTTTTTCATATGTCATCATCCTCATAGTAGTCTTCGTCAATATCTGCATACATCACTCGCTTCCGTGGATCACCATCCGCGATGCATGAAGCAAGTATCAGAGCTTCCTTGTAATCTTTTGTCTGAAACTTGATCGGAAAGACGATGTTCTCATCATCCATCTCGATGCACATTCCTACAAAGTAAGCGCCGTGTTCTTCTACCATAAACTTATTTATAATGGGAAGGACCGAAGCCCCTCCCATCACACGCACATCATCCGGCATCTGCCATCTCTACAGCAGTCTCAAGCGCACGTGTCTTGAGACCTTTGTTGTAACCGTACCAGGCCGACTGGAGGCGCGTATCAGCGCTTCGGCCAATGACGTGGTCGGTCATGAAGGTGACGGCATTGAATGCCTGCCACCACGTACCCTCAGCGAACTCAGCACCAGGCTGCTGATCGATGATGTTCAGAGCGATCTCAGCGTTCTTGCTGAGATCCTTCTTGGCACCACTAACCGGGAAGACGCGCTTGAAGTAGTCAACGATGTTCTCATCGGTGAAACGCTTCGAACCGAGGTAAGCTGCCATTTCCTTGTAGGACTGGAGCTTTTCCTTGGCAACACCAAGCATTTCCTTGACGTTATCACCGTTGAACTCGTTACGATGCGAAACCTTGACAACCTGGTTGGCATCACGCGACAGCGAAAGCGACAGAGTGTTGTTGCACACAACGCGGATCGGAGTGAACCGTACGTCGATCGACGAACCATACTTGTGAGGGTTCGTGAAGAGGAGGTACGACTCGACAGCGTCACCGTTGAACAACTCGAAACCGTCCTTGACCTTGGCCAAAGCCCAGACAAGTTGACCGTCACGAAGTGAACCGGCGGTATGCATCTCCATCTCACCAGCTGCAACGAAATCATTGAAGAAATCGAACGCATCAGAGTTCTGATTGGGAACCCAGTCATTCGTGATGACATCGAGGACCTTGTTGTCACGGTCACGGACCAGAGCCGAGCGACCAATGTCAACCTGTTCACCACCGATTGTGGCGTATGCAGGAACCGGAACAACCTTCCAGTCGAGGTCTGCAGCCTTGAGCATCTGCTCAGGAGTAAGGTCATTCGAGACCTGAGTACCAAGACCGTGCCATGGGGTTTCACCCGCCCATGCCATCGAAGCCTTGCCGTCGATCATTTCAATCATATGTGCCATAATATAGTTTCCTTTTCAAATCTTATTATTCATACTACCATACTTTTGATAATATGTACATAACTATTTTTCAAATTATGCAATTTCCATCGACTCAGTGAGGATTTCAATGTAAGCGCGTTTTGCTTCACGGTACAACTGGCGATCAGTACATTCACTGAAGTCGAAACCATCACATTCCAATGCATGCTGAATCAGCACAGCATCTCCAAGCGTGACCTTGAGGTTAGCAGCGATGTTCCGTGTGTAGATATTCATGTTCAATCTCCTTAGCTTATTATTCATATTAGCACAGTTTTGATAATATGTACACAACTATTTTTAAAACTCAGATTCTTTTGCCATCATGCAGATATCTGTCACCATACCGACGACACCAACCAGCAGCTGCAGCTCCCATTCCTTCTGCAATCCCATCCAGATATAGGCCTTAATGCCGGTCACGCGCTCCAATGCGAGCGCCGTATCGGACTCAACCGGATTGTGGCCCTTGAGGATCGTGTTGACGAGCTTTGGTGTAAGGTCGGCGCGGCGCGCGAATTCGGCTTGGCTAACGCCGAGCGTCTCCAGATATTCCTCCAGCATTTCGCCGGGATGAATGGCCCAATTGGGCTGGAATGATGTTTCTTGTGCAGTGGCCACGTTCATAACCTCAATGATAGTCGACGGCCGCACGACATTCTTCATAGAAGTCTGCAGATCCAGCCGTACCGGCGACGACAAGAAAACCAAGACCGAAAGCAATCCCACCAAAAATCTTCATGTTCAATCTCCTTAGCTTATTATTCATATTAGCACAGTTTTGATAATATGTACACAACTATTTTCAAAACTCAGAATTTTTTGAGAGCAGGCATATGCCGGTTACCATAGTAGCAACACCGGCCAGAAGCTGCAACATCATCCGGAGATCGCTCATCGGCGCACCGGCAACGCAGTCAGCTGCGGCCAGGCATTCTTCATAGAAGTCTGAAGCGCCGGCCGTACCGGTGACGAGAAGAAACCCAAGACCGAAAACGATCGAACCAAAAATCTTCATAACAATCTCCTTAGCTTATTATTCATACTAGCATACTTTTGATAATATGTACACAACTATTTTACGACCTTGATCTTGTGTCCAAGAAGCTTTTCGATCTCAGCGATTGTCATTTCCTTAGCAGGATTCATACGATTCATACGCTCATTGAATTCGGCTTCCGTGAGCTCTTCGCCATTCAGATACCAATACTTGCGACCATTTGCGCCTTCAATTGCAGGGCCATCTAGCCGATGTAGTAGGCCATTCAGGTGCCAACTAAAGGTACCATATTCCTTTACTGTAACTTGATATGTAGTCATTTTTATGCTTCCTTCTCAACATACTCACAGACCATCTCTAAGAACAATGCTGGATACGCTTCCATATCCATAAGCTGTTCACGGACAGTCTCGTTTACACCATGCTTTGCAAAGTAGTTTGCAACGGCACGCTCAATGGTCGGCATGCCAAAATATATAGTGATAGGACACGTCATTACGCAGCTTCCGCCATGCGGTCATAGTCACTCATCTCAGCTTCAGCATCATAGTCACGGAAGATAACCTTGAGCTTCATCATTGTCAGAGCGGTTTCAGCCAGAACTGCGATCGAAGTCTTAGATGGGGACTTGTGGTTGTAGTAC